TTAAAATAATTCTTTTGAGACGTTTTCCATGAGTTGACTAAACTTGTGGGAAGCGTCTTTTTTATATGAGTTGGTAATTTTAGCGTAGATGTTCATTGTGGTATTTATATCTTTGTGGCGTAGTCTTTCTTGTATTTCCTTGATATGTACGCCAGCCTCTATAAGTAGGGCGCAATGTGTATGACGGAATGAGTGCGTGCTTATTTGTTTATTGGTTATGTCAGTCTTTTTAAGTATAGCTTTTATCCATAATTGCAGCTTTTTAATCACAAGAGGATAACCATTCACATCAGTAAACACAAAATTATTATCTACATATAATTCATTTTTCCAAGCGTCCTGGACATTTACCTTATAATCTTTGAGTAATTGAATCACATGAGGATCTACTGATATTTTACCGATTGAACTTTCAGTTTTCGGTGTAAGTATCTGATAATTCTTTTTATTATTATTCGGATTGTAATAAGTCTTAGTAATACTAATTGTGTCATTCTCAAAGTCTATATCAGACCATTTTAACGCTAACAACTCGCCTGCACGCATGCCAGTGTATGCCAATGTGGTAAATACTTCAAAGCTATTTTGTGGTGAATGGTGATACTTAGCAATCTCCAGGAATTGAAATAATTCATCTTTTTCAAGAAACTTTTTGTGTATCTCAATATCTTCTAATTCTTCCACGCTTACTTTCTTCTTAGGTCGTTTAATACCCTCACTAGGCATAGCTTTTATTAATCTCGTATCATACGCATACTTAAATATCATATTTGTAGAAGCCACAATACTATCAACATAATTCTTGCTATACTGTGCGCTCATATCGTCCACAAAGCGCTGATAATCATGTTTCTTGATGGTTTGTATTGGTTTAGTATTAAAACGCTCTATGGCGTGCTGTATAGCTTTCTCACGTGCTCTGACACTACTTACTTTTACATCATTAGCATACTGTTTAAGCCAATCATCAGCTACTTGTTTGAAGGTGCTAGAAGAAGGGGCAATATAATCACCATTTCTTAATTGACGTTCAATCATTTCAGCTTGATGTTTAGCGTCTGATTTACGTTTGAAACCAGTCTTAGATATGTATTCGTATTTGCCAGTTTCTGTATTTTTACCTAGTGAAATACGATAACGCCAGTTATTTTTAGCGATTTGGTCATAGCTTGCCATAAGTGTCACCTTTTCTTATATTAGATCATCTTCTTTTACCATTTTACTCATAAGTTTTTCCATAGAATCATTAAAATTCATATATTTAATGTGTTCAAATAGTTCATCGCGTTTCTGTTGCTCTTTTTTTGAATAATCATTTAAAACACTAGAATCTTCTATACTTTTTAAAATGTAAGGGTGTTCTTTGATATGTTCAATAATAGTCAAATTTATCTTTTTATAAATCTCGTCCAACATGCTAGTAGGTATCTCAATCGTAGCTATATTTTCGCCTAATATTGAAGTTTTTAAGTCATAAAATACTCTATAATCATTTTCAAATAAGAAATTTAATTTATAGTAAGGTTTATCTACTAATAATGGTTTGCTTTTATCATAATTATATTGTGGCATCTCTAATCTTCCGCTTGCTTTCAACTCTTTATATACTTCACTATTTTTATCTATATCTTTAAACTTACCAGTTAGTATTTTGAATTCATTTAATAAGTCTGCACTATTAAAAGGATCTAAAGCGCCAGCAATTTTTTTTAATAATTCGTCACTAGGGTTTGCTTTATTATTTTCAACCCTTGATAAAAAAGCATGTGTAACTCCGATTTTTTTCCCTAATTCTTCCAATGTATAAGGATATTTTTTTCTAGCTTTCTTAATAGAATAACCTATTGTTCCATCGTTTTGCATATTAACCACCTCGCAAGAATTTTATCATAAATGTAACAAAAAAAGATAACATTTTTAAATTTGTACTTGAAATGTTACTGAAATAAGTATATATTTAAAGTGTAATTAATAATTGTTACTAATTTCAGTAACAAAAAATTGAGGTGATTAACATGACAAAAATTAAAGTACTTGAATTACGTGGATTAATTGCTAAAAATGGTCACACTTTGCGTAGCTTTTCGAAAAGTAGTGGTATTTCGTTATCATATTTAAGTTTAATAGTTAATAACAAAGCAACTCCTAGTCCTAAAATGGCCAAAAGAATTGCGGACAACTTAAATGTGGATATTGAAGATATTTTTGAATTTGATTTAAAGGAGGCTTAACCAATGTTCAACATCAATATTGATGAAGAAGAAGCACGTGCTTTATTAGAGCAAGCTATTAATCAACGTGTAGATGAATTGGCAAGAGAAAAATTCTTCATGACCTACAAAGAATTATCTGAATACCTAAATTTAAGTAAACCAACAATTGAGGAGTTACTTATTAATAACGGGCTTAAGTACTATATGGTAGGCAGCACATACCGATTTAAGAAATCTGATGTAGATGAATTTATGGAGAAAATCACATCACATATGGACATACACAACAATGATTTAAAACAGATTAATGTTAAGAAGTTACTTAGCACAATTTAGGAGGATAAAGATATGAAACAACAAGTAGTGATAACAAAAAGCGTCGTCGGTTGGTTTTGTGTGAAAGATGTTGAAGGGAATTTAATTTTAAATATAGCGCCTGATGTATTTAAGAAACATTTTCCTGAAGTTAGTCCTAACATAGCTATTGCATGTATGGAGTTAGATATTAATAGAATTGTCGAACTTAAAGATAAGAAAGTGAGTGTATAGGAAATGGAAATTAAACAAAAATATCAATTATCAAAAGTGGTTCAAGTATTAGAAAAAGTATTATATGAAAAAGATAAGGACATATTCTTATCAGCGAAAGATAGATTTCATTCCATAACGGATTACCGCAATGATGATACAGCATTTTATGAACACATTTTAAAACTAGTTCATAAAGAGTTATTTAACATTCTTGCTGAATTAGATTTTGAAGATGAGGCATTTTCTATTCTTGATGAAGTAACAATGACATTAAGTGATGTTATGAATGAAGATAAAGAAATTTACTACTATTCCGTTATAGATAACACGGGTGAACATGAACATACAACAGATAGAGAAGGACATGTGATCGGCATTTTAGAATGGGCGTTGGATTATATTGTTGGAAATATTGAAGTGGAGTGAAACAATGGCTGCTAAATTAGATGTGAATAAACAAAATATCATGTGTGCTATCAACTGGATTATTAAAAATGAAGAAGAAATTATATTTGAAAGTCAAAGTCAGTTAAGTTTCTTCAGTCGTGAAGATTTGGAGAAAATAGACTACTGTAAGCGTACTTTAGAAAGTTTAATTGAAGCTAAAGAAATTTATAATAAAAAAATTAGTTAAGGAGTTAAGCAATAATGGAGTGGGAATTAAGAAATTTATTTGATGATTTAGAAGTAGTACAAGAGAAAATTAATGATGTCGTAACATCTTTTGTTTGGTTTGATGATGAGTATTTCACACATGAACCTAATCATATGTTAACTAAAAAAGAAATATATACGCATGGCTGGAAATATCATGAGCATCGTATCAAAAACACACAGGTTATTGATTTAATGCTTATGTATATGAAAGATTTTGATGACATTATGAAGAAAATCCGTGAAATAGAAAAAGCGTCATCTGATATGAATAGTTTGGCGACTATATCAGATAACGCATAGAACTTTAATAATCTAACAACAGAGTAATTAAGGAATTACACATTTTTATTATAACATCTTTGCTCTGTTGTTTCATTAGAGGTGAAGAAATTGAACAAAATCATATTAGAACACGATACACAAGTTTCTGTAATTTGGTATGAAAGTTTGGACTCGAGATCGTTTAAAAAGTTTTCACAGCCTAAGTGGAGTGAGTTAGTTAATAGGTTATCAATTCCACAAAATAATACAAATAAATATGCTCGTGGTGTTGCTGTATATGGTGATATAAAAGATGGCACGGATGAATATGGAAACGAATATAAGAAATACCGTAACAATGACAACGTGATTTATCGTGATGTCCTAGTGTTGGACTACGATGATATACACAAGTTGAAACCACTGCACGATGCAATTACAGACACTTTAAAAGGCGTTGCGTGGTTTTGGCATACTACGTTTAATCATCAAACAGAAAGCCCTAGAATACGCTTGTATGTGCCATTAAATGAGCGTGTCAATGCAGATGATTACCGTAAGTACACAAAAGTGTTAGTAAGCAAGATAGGTCATCCAGTAGATGAGGGGAGCTTTCAACCTAGCAGAGCTATGGCGTTACCTGTATATCAGCAAGATAAATATCCATTCTTACACCAATATAATGACGCCCCACTTTTGAGGACTGAAAAATTAAAAGAATGGTCGAATGAAGTAAAAGTTCATGAAGATAAACCAATAACCGTTACTTATAACAAACGTGACAGTGCGTATTGGCGTGAAATTGCATTCGGTGTAGGTGAAGGTGAACGCAATAAAACATTAGCATCTTTAACAGGGTACTTATTACGTCGGTATGTGGACGCTAACCTAGTTTATGGATTGGTAAGTGCATGGGCGATGACCTGCACTCCACCTATTGATCAAAAAGAAGTTAATAGAACATTCAAAAGTATTTTGAAAAAAGATAGTAAAAACAAATAAGGAGGTCATTATTTGGAAGATGTAAGCAACGAAGATGTGTTTGAACTTATTGAGGAAACTAGTGCGAATAAACCATTTAGACAAGAAGTTATCCCTAAAGGTTATGAAATTGAACAACATCAAAATGGTGTGGCGCTTTATCAAATTATTCCTAGTAAAAAAGATGGCGAACTAGATAAGAAAATATTTATCACTAATACAATTCCCCAAATTACTGAACGATTCGAAGATATTGAAAGCAATGAAGTGAGTTTTAATATGCTTTTTTATGATAATCATTTACCAGTGAATTTAGGTGTTAGTGCTGAAGAAATATCTGATAGTCGTCAATTACTGAAATTAGTTAATCGAAAATTAGATGTAACTTCAACCACTTCAACTAGGTTGATTGACTATATTAATAAGTCAAAACGATATAATCCACCAGTAAATGTTAATGTGGCCACTCGTTTGGGGCATGTGAAAGGATATTTTATTTATCCCTATCAAGAAGAAATGAAGAATAGCAACATAAAGTTATTTAATAATGATAAGGGATTTCAGAAATTGATAGATTCGTTTCAAAGTAAAGGCACACTTAATAGTTATTCAGAAAATGTATTCAATAAAATTAAAGACTTTCCTATGGTTATGGCCATGTTATATGCGTCACTTGGTTCAGTATTGTTACGTGAATTTGGACTACAGCCTTTCATTGTAGAAATATCGGGCAGTACCTCAACTGGTAAGACATTTACATTGAATTTAGTATCTAGTGTATGGGGGACAAGTGATCTTATTAGTACATGGGGTTCTACGAAGAACAGTATTGAAGCAATGGCATCATTCTTAAATTCATTTCCAATGTTTAAAGATGATACACGTAATACACATCCCAAATTCGTAGCTAATGCAACTTACAATTTCTCCAGTGGTGAAAGTAAATCAAGAAGTAATATCAATTTAACACTTAATGCCAAAAAAGAATGGCGAAATATAATGCTTTCTACAGGCGAGGCATCTATTTCTAATATGGCAGATGAAAAAGCTGGTGTTTCTGCCCGTGTCGTAACGTTACAGGATCAACCATACCCAGATAACTTTGATTTTACCACTTTAGATAAGGCATTTCGAGAAAACTACGGAACATTAGGCGTAGCATTCATCAAGCAATATAAATCAAAAAAAGAGGCATACAAGAGTGCATTTGAAAGTTATCAACGGTACTTTAATCAAAAAGGTAGTAATGAAATCATGCAACGTTTAGGACGTGCATTTGCATTACTACAGGTTACTGGCGAAATACTAAATGATATTGAGGGATTTGAACATGATCATTTTAAAATAATTGAACAAGCCTATGACAGCATGATTAGAAATAATAAAACGATAGATAAACCTAAACAGCTATTAGAGGAATTACTTCAGTATTTAGATGCGAATAGAAATAATATTGCTGGTGATGGTTATAGTTCTGTCAAAAATGGTGATATCAAAGCAATATTTAAACGTGATTATTTATGTATATTGGGTCAAACTGTACACGATAAATTAGGTCATGAAATGCATACTATTACAGGCCAATGGGGCAAAAAGGGATATTTAATTAAAGGTGAAAAAGATCGCTTGCAAAAAAGGGTGAGTCACAAAAACGTTAAGTATAGAGGATTTGCTATAAGACAAGAAGTACTAGAAGAATTAGGATTTGATTTCTCGAATTCTCATAATCCTTATTCAGATTATTAAATAGTTCCCAAAGTTCCCGATAAGTTCCCGTTAAAAATATACAAACGGGAACCCTAAAACTACTTTAACCACAAGCAATTAAGGTTAATAGTTCCCGAAGTTCCCGATAGATAATAATATTATTTATTATTTGAAAATGAACAATGTTATAAGTTTTTAACATATATGAAAGAAAAATTTTAATGGGTACAGCGGGAACTAAGTTTATTCAATGCCTATATATCAATGGTTTGACTAGTTCCCGATAAGTATTTTGGACCGGGAACTCAACGGGGACTAGTTCCCGATTATAAAAACATGGAGGTCAAAAATGACAACAATTACAGAGCAAGGGTATCAACAGTTTAAAATGTTAAGCAATAATATGATGTTTAGAAAACATGTTAAAGATAGTCAAAATGAAATTACTAAAATTTTAATGAGTTTATTAATGTGTGGACCTACAAAAATGCATAAAACCATGTTGAGTAGAGTGCTACTGCTTCGAGATAAATACTATTTATATATTAGTGGTGGATCACTACATTTATTTACTAGAGATTTTAAAGGTGCGATTTCGTTTAATGTTAAACAAACTAATCCAAAACATATTGATTACTTTACTGATGATTGGATCGTTGAAATAGATAATTTAAATTCTCTTAAAAAAGGTTATGGCAATCAGTTAATGAATGAAGTTTTAGAGATAACTTCTGTTATGAAAGTTGATGTTTGTTTATGGACTGAAACGACGTCTAATACGAGATATTTTGAAAAATATGGTTTTGAAAGCATCGGTAAACGTGGAAGAGCGAAAGAAAATTTGATGATTAAGAGAAAAGAGGCATAGCAATATGAACATTGAAATTATACCGAATCAGTTTGAAACAAGAGCAGGTACTTTATTAAGATATTACGCAGGTTTATTAGAAAGTAGTAGAGATAATCATTTTGCTTTCAAAATATATAATGATCCATTCGATATGGTCTATGTGATGACGAAAGAGAAGTTATACGGTCATGTATATATTAAAGATTGCAAAGTGAGACAATCGTTCGAATTAGCGTCTCCTGAGCACACTGAGGGGCTTATAAGAAGCATTGAGGGGCACTATGCAGGTTATGAAATACCAGATGGTACACATGACACTATAAGCGATATGATGGCTAGTTTTATGTTTGATAATGATTATTTTATGTATGAACTTGAGACGTTCGCAGAAAGTAATAATAGTGACATGTTCGACTACATGAGTAGAGATTTCAATATAGATGAACTTGAGGGCGTTCAAACTAGTAATGCAGATGTTATAGGTAATATAGAAGCATTGTATCAGTTAGCTACTGGAATTAATGAACCAGCACCAGAGTTAGTTGAGGGCTTGAAAGTCATTACTGAGTTTATTCAGAATGAGAAGGCGAATGAAGTTGATAGTAAAGTATTAATTGAACGATTGAATGAGTTAAAACACTCTTATTACAAAGGTGTGAAACAATGACATTAGTTGATAAGGATATTAAAGACTTAAATCTAACTGATGATGTGTTGATAGAATTTTTAAAACTAAATGAAGAAGATTATACGCTAAATAGTAATGAGTATGTATTGATAGATCATCATGATAATGTAGTAGGTAACTTATTACCGTTGGTCGTTGCATTAGATTTAAATAAATCATATATAACATGTGAGCGTGTAGAAGTTACTACTATTACTTACTATGATAAAAATATTATTCCAACTATTCCTTACAAGTGGGATAACAGCAAAGCTAAGTATATTAATATTTGCTTAGAATTAGAACAGGTAGAGAAACATTTTAAGTTTGCAGCATGGAAATTATATTGTGTGTTGAATGGTATCAACTTAAAAAACTATGATAAGTATAAGTGGGTGCTAGAGAGAATTAAGAGAACTCCAAATGATATGCCTAATGTGGATATGCCGATAGGTCGAGCATATGAGATTGCTCAATTACCTAAAAATCTGATTGAACGTAATTACAATGTAAACGGTAAATCTAAACCAATTTATAAAATGAATATCAAACAAATTAAAAATCTTAAAGAATATGTATAAATTGATAGGTCATGCACTTTAATAGGTGCATGGCTTTTTTATGTAAATCGTAATTGTTAAGATTTGTTAATGATTTTAGGTTTATCTCAGGTGAAAAACGAACATTAGTTCTGTAACAGAAAGTGTGTGAAATTGTATGAAAAGTAGTATAAACGCTTTGTTTATAGTGTTAAATGGAATGTTAAGAAGTTATATAAACGTTACTAAAATAAGAACATTTGTTTGTCATTTAGGTGTAAATTTAGTATAATAGTGTTATAGAAGGAATGACTTCTATATATATTTAATAAAAGTCTGGATTAAATATTTGTTGTTTACTTATTGCCTAAATATTACCTCCTCATTAAAGATGAAATGAGGATAAAACAATGACAATAACAATTGAAAAAGAATTAACGAACGATCATATCAGAGTATTAAACGTATTACGCAACACTAAGCACGAGATTATTACTAAGCAAAATATATTTAATCAATTGAATATGGAATTTAACCGAAACAACGACAGATGGTTAAGAAATACGATTAATAGTTTAGTAGTTGATTATGGTTATCCAATCGGATATAGCTATAAAAAAGATGCAAGAGGTTATTTCATGGTTAAATCTGAGGAACAGAAAGAATTAGCCTTAAGAAGTATCAAGCGTCATATCGAAGGTAGTTTAAAGCGATATGAGGCGTTAAAGAAAACTGAGATTTAAGGTTATCTAGTACGTGGTGCTGCTGAGATTGCACAAGAGTAATAATTTTAAAAAATATAACTGAAACGAGGTATATCATTGAAAACAGCTAAATACTTTGATGAATACAACGAATATGTCACAGGTCAAAGAGAGAATATCAATAAAATTGAAAATGAGCGTCAAGAGTTATCGCAACGAATTAAAGAAGATAAAGCAAAGTATAAAGAATTAATTGCTAACTCACAAGATGACGAGGCTGACGCACTCTATACTACATTTGATAGTAATGAGAAGAAATTGAAAGCCTTAGAGAAACGCTTATCGACTAAAAAAGAAGTGTTTGATGAGGCTAGACGTAAAAAGGCGATTGAACTTATTAAACATCAAGCAGATTTACCTCATTTGTACAAAAAGGACAAAGAACGTATATTAGCAAAATTTGAGCCAATCGTTGAGGAATATAACAAAGTGGTAGATGAAATCGCAGCATTAAATGACGAATACGAATATGAGTTTTACAGATTCGTCGGGCCTTATGACAAAGAAAACTTTGAGAAAGATAAAGAAGTAAGAGCAGAAATCAAAAATCATTTCAGCCCTAATAAATATTCCAATTATGTGAGTGGAGACGAACTACCATTCATTGATATAAGAAAGAAAATGCAAATAAGAGGTGCTAAATAATGGCTAGAAAATATAATTTAGATAAAGTTAGTAATTATCTTTTAACGGAAACAAAATTATCTGCTGACGAATGTCACAAAGTATTAGATGTAGTAGAAGAACAATTTTCTCAAAACATTCAACAGCAACGAAAAGATGAACTAACTCAACAGTCACAAAGAGAGAGAAAACTTATGAAAATGTTTGAAGAAAATCGCATAGTTAAATAATAAATATCTTGCCTATCCTTAGTGGTAGGCTCATTTTATTTGTGAGGTGCATACATGAACCTTAAAAGAGTGAAATATCCACTAATCTATCATGAAAATAAAATATCTGAGTACACATTGCTAACGGAATATAACCCTAAGTTTATCAATACTAAAATTAAGGCTATCACTATGCAAATAGAGATGATGTATCACCTAAACATCTCCCACATGACTACAAGTGAAGTTCACGGCGTTATAACTATCTCATATCCCTTAGAGAAGTTAGCAATTACTATTATAGAAGAAAAGGAAAAATTAAAGTATTTCAAAATGAAATCTAATAGCAATATGCAGCAATTAAAACAAGTTATTAAGCGATATACACCAGGTGAACAAAAGAAAATCATGTATTATATGCAGTCCAATGGTTCGACGATTGATTATGACCTCATAGAACGCCTACAACGTGATTTATACAAGCTGAGACAGAAAGTAAGTGTAAGGGCATGAGTTACGATAGAGAGGCTATCAAGCAGTTTATAAGTGACTACTCAAAAGAGAACCATGACACCACGTATAATGATGAAAATACCAATATAGATGATTTCTTTTCACTGAGTAATGAAGTCGAACCCTTTGCACTAAACGAGAATACTAGTAATCAAGTGTTCTTCAATGAACTAGATCAGCTTATTTATACAGTAGGGACTAGAAGGGAATACTACATATTTTTCTTGCTATGTGAAGGGAAATCTATGAATGAAATCGCAAAAATATTTGAATTAAGTAGAGAAAGAATACGTCAGCTATGGAATGATTTATTAGACAAATTAGAGGAGGGATAACTTGAGTACATTAAATCCTAGACAAGAGAAATTTGTTGCTGAATACCTTAAAACGTTAAATGTAACACAAAGTGCAATTAAGGCTGGTTATAGTCCTCATACTGCAAGCGAACAGGGGAGCAGATTACTAAAAAATAAGAAGGTAGCAAAATATATTGATGAGCAACGTAAGAGGGTAATTGATGAGGGTGTACTATCTGCTAACGAATTACTTCATATCTTAAGTAATGCAGCAGTAGGTGATGAGAGTGAAGTGAGAGAGGTTGTCGTTAAACGTGGTGAGTTTCAACGCAATCCCGATACTGACAGAATGAACCTAGTTTATAACGAACATGTAGAAATGGTAGAAGTACCTATTAAGCCTAGTGACCGTTTACGTGCTAGAGATATGTTAGGTAAGTATCATAAGCTATTTATTGATAAGAAAGAGTTATCTACGGACACACCGATATTTATTAATATAGGTGAGTGGCCGGAAGATGAGGAAGAAGAAAAACGGAAAGCATTAGATGAACTACATGAGCAACACCCTAACAGAACAATGATTGTTGATGATATACCGTTAGAGGATTAATGTGAAACCATTACCTTCAAATAGGTGGTGGTTTATTTTATCTAAATTCTTTCCGCAATTTCAGATTAAGTTGACAAATTTGAGTGGATGTATGGTAAAAAATGTTGAAATGCTCTATATTATAAATAAGAGTTGCAAATGCGTAACACATCTTAGCGAATACACACAAAGATATATACTGTTTTTGTGTACCAATTATAGAAAGTATACACAGTGACAGTGTATAGTCACTGTTATTTTTATGTTCAATATGATGTGTTGATTATGGAGGAGTTTATCATGGCTGAGCAAAAATACCTGACAACAGTTGAAAATATAATTGGTTTAATGAAAGAAGAAATAAAAAACATTTCTCCTTTAAGACTACAAAAAACATTATACTTTTTATTTGCATATTATGGTGCTTCATATGGGCAACTATCTAAAAGTAAAGAATATGAAGTTACAAAAAGTGAAAGTTTAAACTTGCCTGAATATTTATTTGACGCTCAATTTGAAGCTTGGCAATACGGCCCTGTTATTCGAGACGTATATAAGAACAATAAATATAGTCTTGGCTATAATGACATAGACTTTTCAATGAGTAATTTTGAAATAGAAGATAAAACAATGCAGCAGGAAATTACAGAATATTTGAGAGAAATTATTAAGAGTACTTTAAAAATTAGTGATTTTGGTTTAGTAGAACGTTCTCATGAAGATGAAGAGTGGAAAAATAAAATTACTCAGCAAGAAATTATGAATAACGATTTAATTATTAAGGAATATATAGGATTGGTAAATGCCTAG